CTTCGCCTTTAACGGTTGTACCTTCTAACTCCAGTACCACCTTATCCTTACTGCCCGTGATATTGGCTTTAGCGATTTTAAGGATCACATCCATTATGCATTCAACGGCATCACCGTGCAGCATCCGCATAATGAAGTTGTAGTCTTTGCGTTCCTTCTTAGCGCCGCTTTTAGCCATCTGTAGCTGGCACAAGGGTTTACCAATGTTGGACATGCGAAGACGAAAGTCTTCATCCTCACGCTTGGCAAACTGTCGGCGCAAGGCATCTTTGAATGCCTCACCCGCATCTTCGATCCAGCTATCATCAATATCAAGCGTATCGCCTTCATTGTTAGATAGCTGGTCTAAGACCTTGTGTATGTCAGCCTGCAGGCTCATGCTACATCTTCAAAGTCATCGTCAAGGCTTTCGCCCAAAGCTTTAATGGCCTTGGTGTCGATGCTGCCCTGCTTCATCTTCGCAAAATGTTCTTTATCGATGTATTTGTTTTCGTCACGAATGGTTTGTGCAAAAACCTTCATTGTTTCAAACGCATCACGATCAAGGGCAAGCTTGTTGTTAAGAAGCGGCTTCCAGTGGATCTTAAAGAATACGGTTTCACCAACCTTCATCCGTTCAGTAGACATTTCAGATTGGTAGTCGTGAAGATTTGCGTGTTTGGGCAAAAGCTTCATATATTCATTAAAAAACCCGCCGTAATTCGTACTGCCTTTACCAAAGTAAATGGCTGGTTGGTTTTCAATCTTAACAGGCGAACCGTCTAGTGTGTGACCGTCCATTGTGACCAAGCCACGAACCACACGCCGTTGGCAGTCTTTATATTTCTGCCGTAATTCTTTATCTTCCGCACGAACTTCCCATTCAGGCATTCCACACGCTATACCGCCTGCCGTATCACGGGCTTCATCCCGCAAATTATTACATACCAGTGATTTGGTAAGCTTATCATCTTCCCACAAATAATACTGAATGTGGGCCATCAGAGGCCTGAATAAAGGCTTCTTTGCGTAGACAATTCCTTCGGGCATATGAAGCCGAAACTCGCCACGGGGCATTACGTTTCCATCATCATCATCTGGTGAATGCTGGTGATCAAATTTTGGTACACGAATAAGACCGTCACCAGAATCCCCGCTACTTGCGGAGCCTAAAATGTCGGAAAATTGCTCTAACTCAATGCTATCAACTGTTGTTATATCGTTCATCTAAGAACCTTTCTTTATTGGAAGTTATATTGTGGCACAACTAAGTGGCACAAGTCAATCATATTCGACTTGATCTAGCCAGTTTTTGCCGCCTGATATTTCGATTTCTAAGGGTAGAGCGAAGGTGTAATTCCAACGCTGTTCAGCCTCTTTGGTTACGTCCACCATAGCCCATGTCAGGGCTTCTTTGACTTTCTCAAGTTCGCCCGGATAGACATCTGAGACAATTGAATCATGCACAGTGAGTATCAGTTTAGAACGCAGATTGAGTTCTCTGAACTTACGAAGCGCACGAACACAGGACAGTAGCATCAAATCTGCGGCAGAGGACTGCACAGGGTAATTTACGATCTGCGTGTAGTGGCTTGTACGGCCCCCACGCTTACGAACTACGTTAGGCCAAAAGAACTGTCTGCCTGATGGGATCTGCACAATACCGTTCTTTAGAACCCCGTCTGCAAGCCTGCGGTGATACGCACCAAGACCTTCATAAATCTCAAAAAAAGTTGAAAAATATGATCTGACGTGATCTGCCTCTCCAGCCCCCAATCCTCCATAAATCGGAGCAAAAGAGAATTTCTTCGACGCCTGGCGGCGGTCTTTTGTCACTTCATCTTCACTACATTGGTAGATGATAGATGCAGTCTGTTTGTGCAGATCTTTACCTGTCTGAACATCAGATATGATCTGGGGGTCACGGGATAATTCCCCAGCCAAAACGAATTCAACAGAACTGAAATCACTTTCAACTATGATTCCGTTTTCAAATCTACTAACGACAGCCTTACGCACAGGAAACCCACGCTTTGGGGCATTCTGCATATTTGGCGAAGTACTAGATAGTCGGCCTGTTGCAGTGACGTGCTGGGTAAAGTTGGTATGCAGAATTCCATCTGCCCGTGTCCAATTTTCAAAGCCCTTAACAAAAGAATCCAAATACACACTGACTGCGTTTAGCCTGCTACTTTTGGTAAGAAACTCAACGGCGGTATCATTGCCCTTGGCCTCTGCCTGCGAGATTAAACGCTGGATGGTAACCTTGTCGGTCTTAAAGCCATTAATCGAAGCGTCAGAGGGCATGGTAGGGTTAAGACGTAGCCCTGCTACTTTACCATTAGGCTGATAGAATGCACCTACACCTGCACAGGATGGGCATTTAGACAGATTCTTATAAGGCTCACCTTGAACACGATACTTCTTACCGTTCTTTTGGCGGGTCTTCTGTTTATACTTCTGTATATACGCCCTACCATCACAGGCATCACAACAAACAGCATTTGTCTTATGTACAACCCGTGTAGTAGCCCTTACCGCAGCGTTAAACTGTGATCTGTTCATTCTGGGTGGGAACAGGGGCTTGTTGTTGCTATCTGTACCTATATTCCAGACCTGTTGATGATCTGCACGATCAATAACCTCACGGCTATAGACAACCCGTGTCATATCCTGACCGCTGTTGAGATTTATGACAGTATCACCCATCACAGCTTCAACAATTTCTTCTAGGCGCTTGGTTAATTCCGTTTGCTCTGCAAGAAACTCTTCTTTAATCCCAGCAAGAACATCCAGATCCACTTTGATGCCGTTACCTTCTATCTCCACAAGAAACAGAAGCATTTCGTTTGAAAGTTTAATCGTTTCACTTAACGATTTGTTGCTTTCATGGGCTAGGTCATTCTGTTGGGCCAGATATATCTCAGCACAGGAGATAACATCAGCTTCTGCATATTCCAGAACAGTATCCAAGGGCATTGCCTCAAATCCCGTACCGCTCTTAAACAGTTCATCTACCAGATCGGATTTCTTGCGGGTTACATCCCTGCGTTCCGCTGTAGCTTTCAGCGACAATTCCTGCCTCTGACCCTTTGCCAGTATATATTCGCAAAGCATCGTGCAGAATACATTTTCTGGTATGTCGAAGCCCATAGCAATGAGCCATGCAACATCAAACTTGGCGTTGTGTGCTACTAGCACGTCAGCCTGTTGTAACGAATGTTCTAACGCTTTTCGGCTATCAGGAGTTTCTTTTTCATTATGATGGAAGACAAGGTTAGTCACCTCATCTACCGTATCCCACCCAAGAAAACCAAAGTGCGCTGAGACACACTTATTCTGTGGATTGAAAGGGCTGTTATCAATCTTGCCCTCGATTTTCTTAACGGTGGTTTCTAAGTCGAGTACAAGTACTCTCATACTTTAAAGCCTGCCAGCTTTGCGGCAATCTTGGTTTGGTTGAGAATAAAAGCTTGGATCAAATCAAACTGTTCATCCAACAGATCCTTAACTTCAGGGGATGGGGTTTTCTTGTACTCTGCTTTATTCTTCTCAAGCATTTCATAGAATTCTTTTAAATCATCCTCACTCAGCATAGCGGCTCACCTCTGGTAGAATTACGCATTGAACGCAGCCGTGATATCCGCTGAGTTTGTTCTTGCTGATGTTTAGAAAACGATCATGGTTAGGTGAGTTATCGTCACCATCCCCGTTATGCTTACCAATACCTATGATAAGATCTGCCTCTGCAGCCTTGCCTGTCTTACTGCCTTCAAGCATAGAGAAGTCGATACGGGTACGGCCTTCTGCATCTGCAGACGCTTGGCTTACACCTAGCAGGGCAGCATCGTGTCGCTTGGCTAGTTCCCGTAGTGATCTATATAGTTCACGAATACGCTCATGGCTGGCGTTATAGTTGCCAGCAATATTAATTTTATCCGCTTGGTCTACGATAATGATATCAGGCTTAATCTTTTCACAATAAGAGTTGATCGTATCCAGATCCCATTCCTGCACGTCTTTCATTATCAGGCGGTCTTTGATCGACAGGTATTTGCTCATAGCCAGATCAGGGTTGTCGGCTATCTGCTCACGGGTCATACCTGAACAGGCTTGTATAGCCCGCAGTTTAGTACGGGTGGTTTTCTCTTCGTTACCTAAGTAAAGGACAGTTGCGCCTTGTTGGCAAAAGCCGCCAGGGCCTGCAACTATGCTGATAACAAAAGCTGACTTACCTGTTTCAGGACGGGCAAAGACTATCCCGAATTCTGATGGCCCTATACCATAAACATTACGGGCAAGCGTTTCGATATTAAACTTCCAGCGGTTTTCATCTGAGGTTTCCGCTAGTAGTTCATAAATATCATCCGTAGTTGGCTCACCAAAGTTGTCAGGCATATAGCTGTCTTTGGTGCGCTCAAGTAATGACTGCAGCCGTGTCATAGCCGACAGGTCACCCTCAGACATATTCAGGCCAAGATTGGCAATATCTCTGCCTATCTCACGCCGCCATAGGTTCTCAATGATGTCAGTAGCTATGTCAGGGGTAATAGGATCTGCGTACTTGAGTTCATCAATCGTATCACGAAAATCACCAATCTCTGAAGTAGTGGCGACAGGGTTTTCTGACAACCAGATCCCGTAAAGATCATCTGCAGTTATATCTGTGTCATACTTGTTATGGGTTGCACCAAGAAGATTATATAAGCTGCCCGTTTCATCTGAAAATATTGATCTTCTAAGTCGGGGCTTTGTGCTATTGTAACAGTCTTTTGTTAATAATGTTTTGAGTAATTGTATTTCCATTCTGCTCTCCCTTGCTCTGTGGCATAGTTAGGGGCAGAGATATAGCAGGATTTGGACATAAAAAAAGCCCCAATCTTTCGATCAGGGCATCTTTCTGTTAAAACTGTTCTAAAACAGGATGTTAGCTGTTCCTAAACTTCATGGACTTGATGTCAGGGGTTTGATCACCTCTGCGCTCTTTCATATCCACTTGATGAAATACAACACGCTTGTTGCCTTTCACGATAGAAGCAATAGCTTCCTCTAGCTTCTTTTGCTCTTCTGCAGCTTCTAAGAAACCACCTTCAATCTGGTAGTCTATAACTACAATTCCTCTAGCTTTCATTATATACCATTCCTTTAGTTTAACGTCGGTACTGGTGAACTTCGACGAATACTTGTTTCCGCAGCCGATTGCCTGCGCCTTTATGTTAAATTGTATATATGTTCAAGAGGGTGGTGCTAGACTAACTACTGGGCTATCCCAGACATTATTACCAACCCAATCAGACTTAACCCTAAGTATTTTTTTACTTAGTGTACGCAAATATTTTCTAAAATGAGCGCCGTAATTTTTAAGCAGGTAAGAGCCTGTCCATTCATGCTCAACTAAACCCCAAAACAAAGGATTTTTATATTTAATATTCACAATCAAGAACCTCTCTTATCTTATCTGGAGATAGATACTTGAGATCTACCAAAGTTAATCGTACCTGAGACTTGTATCCAAGTACGCCCATTAGAGATACTGCCTTTGCACTTGCGTCATTGTCAAGAACTAATGTTACTTTTTTATAATTACTAATGGTTTTTTTTATGCTTTTAGTAATGTTTGTACCTAATAGCGCAACACCAGTAAGACCTTTTACGTTTGATACTGCACATGCAGAAGCTACATCTTCAACCAGGATTGCATGATCACCGTTACCTACATGTATGCCTTTAGATAGTTCACCGTAACTCCACCACTTAGCACGAACAGGCCTCATAGAGCGTCCTACAGCGCCTGTATTGTCTTTATTATAGAAGAGTACCCGACTTTCTTTAGGGGCATAGCGAATCTTTATATCGCCTCTAAGGAATGCTTCATAGCTGTTAACCTTTTGAAGGTAAGCTATAGCTGTATCACTGTTTGATACATTTGTTGTGATTGTTGGAATAGGTTTAGGTTCAGGCTTATGTCTCTTGATAGCAGAGCCAGATAGTCTAGCCTTTACCGCATCAAGATTACGTTCACCTGAATGTGCGCCTTTAACATTGCAGGATGCTCTGTAACAATTCCAGACAAGCTTACCATCAAACTTATCTAGCGTGAATTTGTTCTTACCGCCACAAAAAGGACAGTCGGTTGTTAGCCGACTGCCTTCTTTGATTGATAAGGTTTTAACCCAATCTATCTGTTCACGGTAACTAGACATCGAAGTGATTCCCACAGTCTCTGCATAGTCTGGTGAACTTTAGGGATGGGCCTAGTTCTCCTAGATACTTCGGGAATTTTGGCCCCTTGCATGTGTACATTAATACAGTTGCAGGCTGGGAGATAAGTACTGGAATTGTGCAGTATTCACATAGAAAGGTAGCAGGGCTTATATAATCTTCTTTGCCCTTTAAATCTTCTTGCTCTTTAGTCATGCCTTGTGCCTCTTAGCTAGTTGTTATTACTAACCCTGGGCGGGTTAGCCGCAGGCTATAGGCTTTTTGATATAAGTCAAGCACATTATTATGTGGCAGAGTTATGGGCCTATTAACCTTTGGCGTCTATAACCCATTGTTTTCATTGAATAGTCTCATAACCTGAAGGTCGTAGGTTCAAATCCTACTCCCGCAACCAAAGCCAATAAAAACAATGGGTTAATACCCAGAGTTAAGTATAGTACATAAAAGTATCCGAAATCATATGTCAAGAAATTAAATGTACTGATTCTGGATAGATTTATACACGGCTTGTTGCCGCTCTTCATCATCCATTGGACGAATGATCTCTTTACGGGGAACCAGTGCATCCCAGCTTACAGGGAACAACCCTCTTACAATATCACTGATTTGATTTGCAAGCAGTTGGCTTTCGTATTGGCTATCAGATGCGCTCCTAAGATCCACCATCTTGGCTATAGCTTTAACCGTACCGCTCCAAATCCATCTTGCCATCATATTCTGGGGTAGTACCATTCTAGCCATTTCAGGGGCTACACCAGCCTTTAGCAGCCCGTTATAGGCATCCCGACAAGCATACATAGCCCGCCCCACAGGAACACTGCCGCCTATATCAACAAACCCATCAGAACCTTGCTTTGAGTTCTTCGGACGCCCCCGCCATTTCTTTGGCATATAGAACTCAGGTTCATCATCGATGTACCTACGGCTCTCTTGATTCCACGGCATGTATTCGTGTTTTTGAAGCTGTGCGATAACAAACAACGGTGCATGACACCTGAAAGTTACGAATGTATGATTGAAGGGGCTGTAATGATTATGATCAGCTAGATATTTGATAAGCTTCTTATCCTTGTCGTGCAGGATAGGCAGTAAGGGTTTTCCATCTACCCCGGAGTATCCTACAGGCTCAGATTTCTTTGAGTAGGATACCCGTGCCGCATCACAAACTGAAAGGTCTGTGCCGCAGTGATCTACATATTCGGCTGTTATTTCTGCTACCAAGGCGGTTCTCCGTTTTCATCTAATTCAACTCTTTTAAACTCATATGTACGGGGAAGTTTCTTTTCTTCTTCCACCTTCTTGAGTGGCACTACACCTAACATATCTAGGTGGTATGCTAAATGCGAAAGTTCATTACTTTCCATCAGTTTTCCTTAACTCCACACGAATTGCCTTAACCAAATCGATCAGGCGTTCAGTCAATTGCTGGGGTGGCTGTTCAATCACACGCTGTAGTTCAGCTTCAAAGGCTGCTCTTGCCTCATTTACGTTCATCAGAAACTCCAATGCACGGTAACAAGATAGATAGCTTGCAGTACCGTGGATATTCAGAATAAGTCATAGCCATTAGAACGGGGGGTACGACTATTAAGAGTGCTACTACCGCAGAAGCCTTTATCGCTCCGTTAATATTACCTGCCATTATCCAAACCTCTTGTTTATGCCTGCAGCGGCAAGCTTTCTTGTGGGTCGTACATATATAGAGAGAACGTCACGGCTCTGGTGGCCCGTTACAGAACGCAATTCGTCCTCAGTACATCCAGCCTCTGCCATTTCAGTTGCACCTGTGCGTCGAAGATCTCTTAGCTGTAACTCAGAGGGCAGACCTGCAGCGTTTCTGATCCGACAGAAGACTTTATTGTACTGCCTGCGGTCATAAGGCTTGCCTGTCTTCTCGTAATACACAATCTGATCATGCCAGTTGCTGGGAGATACCGATTGCATCCGCTCTAACAGCCGTGGAGAAGCAGGGATATCTACCCATGTCTTGTTCTTCTCTTGTTCAAACCCAAAGATCTGATCACGAAAGTCCTGCCAAGTAAGCTGGCGCATGTCTCCTGGCCTCTGGCATAGGTCATAGCAAAGCAGAGCCATCGTACCCAGAGAAGGGGTTCCCATTTCATCTGCTTTATCGACAAATGCATGTACTTGCTCTGGTTCCCATAGAACCTTGCGTGAAGGCGTCTTCCGTAGACCCATATTCTTAAACGGATTGACTTTTGTTAACCCAAGACGCTGGCCTACTGTCCATATGCGTCTGAGTACCTTACACACATGGTTTGCTCTGTGCATACTTACATCTTTGCATAGTTGTGAGTACAGATGTTCTGCATGTTTAACAGAAATATGCTCTATCAGCATGTCCTGTAGCAACTTAGGTGACTCACTAACCCGTAATCTAAGTGTACCCCTCAATAACTGGTCGTAGGTTCTCTTAGAGTTGTCAGTTAGCTTGTTCCAGCTGTTGGTTTGCTTATACTGATTAACTAAGCCAGCCACCGTGCGCTCATTAATATGAACTTCACGCTTAATGTTTCTTTTATAATCGGTGTAGTGATCCGCAATACTGATTGCTCTCGCAGTAGCATCTGCTTGATCAGAAAACTGCTCATAATAAGCACCAATAGCTTCTTTGACGTATTTAGGTGGATTAACCACCCATATCTTACGTCCATTCTCTAATGTTTTCCTTCTCAGGTATTTTATATGCGCCATATCAGTCTCCCAAAGGTTATGAGGCTGATACCATGTAACTGTGTGGCACTAATAAAGTCAATTAATAAAATAGTAGTTGCATTATATAGTGTATTAGATATAGTGAATCTGCAGGCATCCTCCCAGCCTGTCTCTTCCTTGCTAGTAGCAGCCCCCTGTCGATTCGTTGGCAGGGGGTTTCTTTATGGCAAAGAAAAAGGCCCCAAAGGGCCTAATTAAAACTACTTGCACGTCAAACGTGTTTATACCTGAACAATAACGGGTGTTTCGTACAAATCTTGTATATCTTCGTTAAAAGGAACGGCAACGGCAGCGCCATCCAAAATTACTATTGCTTGGTTGTTCTCTGTTTTAGTGGCTTCTGCAGCGTCCAACAACGCCTCGCCCAACTCCCTGGCTTGCGCCTGGCTTAGTAGCATACGAATCTCCGATTTTTTGAATGTTCTCACTCTGTTCTAATTTTACTCGCACGTCAAGATATACCTATACCTAAAACACCAGATATCTATATGACATTATATCCTGTTAATCAATGACTAACAAACGCATCCAGGCAGGCATAATAAATTCTTTTTTATGTGCTTTTTATTTATGAAAATTTGCGCTTGATTGCTTGGTGCTTTTCGTTTCTATTGAGTGGCAGATCAAAGGGCGGGCTTAACCATCCCAAAAGACAAACCCCAAGATCTGCAAATCTAAAACGAAAAGGAAAACCAAGAAATGAAACTTCTAGACACAAGCGCCAGCAATACGAAAATTAAGAAAAGCCAAAAGGAAAGCGGGCTAAGAATTGCAAGCCTTTCTCTTTATCCAAATGACACCGTTTGCCCTGCAGCAATCTTAGCAGGCTGCAAAGAGCCCTGCTTAGTGGAAGCGGGCTTTGGGGCTTTCTCGAATGTGAGAAACGGCAGGCAAGCCAAAACTGATTTTTACATGAAAGATCGGCAGGGCTTTCTTGATCAGTTAAACAAAGAAATTGAAAACTTTATTTCGCTTTGCATCCGCAACGGTGAAAGCCCCGCCTTTAGGCTTAACACAATTTCAGATATACCTTGGGAAAGATATGGCATCCCGCAACGATACCCCCAAGCCTATTTTCTAGACTATACCAAGAGCGCCCAAAGGCTGCATGATCTGCCGCCTAATTACGATATTATTTTTTCATATTCCCAAGAGCCAAAATATCAGAAGCAAGTGAAGCGGGCTTTGTTAACCGACAGGCCTGTTGCTGTAGTGTTTCGGGGCTTTGTGCCTGTCGGTTCTTATTTCTTAGGCCGTGAAATTGTTGACGGTGATCTTTCCGATATCAAAAACCAAAAGCAACGGGGTAAAATTATCGGACTAAAGCTTAAAGGCAATGCAGCAAAGAAAAGCAAAAGCCTTTTTATAGTAGAGCCAAGCCAATCGACACAATGCCCCGCACAAGCCTGCCGTTCGCAAGATCTTGCGGAAGCTGGCAAGGGCTTTCTTTTGGCTGCAGAATAGGGGGGCTTGAATATGTTAAAGATAAGAGCCGCAAGCAATGGCAAGCAAGCCTTGGCCCTTTGTTTATTGGGGGGCAAGCCTGTCTTGTATACCTATCTGCCCCGCTCTTTTGGTGATGAAGAAAACCGCCCCGAATTTAATAGGCTTGCTGCAAAGGCTGCAGCAAAATTAGGCTTTAAGCCCGATAAACGCTGCAAGGGCGGTTTTCGATATGTCGGGGGGGCTTAAATATGCAAACAAGAACGCCAAAAACCCCAAAGCTTTTAGAAGCAATAAAAAACGATGTTTGGGATCTTAGCCTTTGGCAGGAATTCGCAAGCGCCGTAAATGAAGACAGCGATAGCGGGGCCTTGAAAGATTTAAATCAATTAGCTGAACAATGGCATAATTTAGAACCCGCAACCCGTGACCACTACAATCAAGCCTTTATTATATGTTGCGGTTGGGGCTTTGATAGCTTGCTTGAAAAGACAGAAGGGGCGCTATGAAAATCTTTTATACTGCTTTGGGCTTCACCGTATTTTGGTTATGGGCTTTAGATCTTTTATTTTGAAAGATTAATAAAGTGGCTTTACTAAATTGTGAAAATGAAATAACAAGGGGCAGGGCACAAGCTTTGCCCCTTAACTTTTTGACAAAAGGAACCGACCAAAATGACAATTGAAACGCTAACAAACCCGCTTTTTATGGCCGCATTTTTTGCTGTTGCTGTTTTCGTATCTTGGGCAATTGCTGCGGTAATTACTGCCCTGCAAGATAGAGCAGACCAAAAAAAGCTTGATGCAATTTCTGCAAAATATGCAGCAAGACGGGCTGCAGATGATGCTAAACACGCTGCATTTATGGCAGAAATAAACCGCAAAATTAATCCCTAAGATTTTAGCCTTTAGCCCCTGCAAATTGCGGGGGCCTTGGGCTGCAATCTTGCAGCAATAAACCTAAAAAAAGGAACCGACCAAAATGCCATATGATTTAATGATCACCGACAAAACCCCCCGCACAATGCTTTCGCAAGCGGATCTTTTAGATAAATGCCCTGCAGCATTTACCCCAAGCCCTGCCCCTAAAACGTCAAAAAATTATGATTTTGTTGATACGATGCAGGCTGTAGAAATACTGCAAGATCATGGCTTCAAACCTGTCTATGCAGCGCAAAGGCCATCACGCAAAAGCGCAAACATTCCTTTCGCAAGCCACCTTATAGCCTTTGCCCAAGATCTTGAAGACACGCAACACCGCCCCGAAATTCTGTTATGGAATTCGCATGACGCATCGCAAAGTTTGCGTTTGCTGTCGGGCTTGTATCGGTTCGCATGTGATAATGGGATCGTATGTGGGGAAGGCCTGCAAGCAAAATTGCGCCATGACGGGGGGCAGACTGCAGGATTTGAAAAGCTTGTAAAAGACCAAGCCCAAAACATGCCCCTTGCAATGGCGCATGCGGATCTAATGAAGGCAACAAAGCTGGATATCAAGCAACAGCAAAGCCTTGCAAGGCAGGCCTTAGATTTACGCTGGCAGAATGTAGACCAAAACGAAAGCCTTGGGGCCTTTTGGGATAGCATAACCATGATACACGCAAACCACCCAAAGCGGATCGAAGACGCAAGCCAAGATCTATGGACGGTATATAATAGGCTGCAGGAAAGCATTCTTGGGGCAGGCCTGCCGATCATATCCCGAAACGCAAAAGGCATCAAAACAAGATCCGCAAAGGCGGTGACAGGCCTTAAAGAGATTGTGCGATTAAACCAAGGGCTTTGGGATATCGCAGAAAAGGCGGCCGCATAATGCGGGGCTTTATCGGTGATTTAATCGGGGGGCTTTGCTTATTTGGCATTTTGATCATGCTGCAATTTGCCCCGTTTCTTTTCAATTAATCTTTAGCCTTTAGCCCCTGCTTTTTGCGGGGGCCTTGGGCTGCAGATTATGCAGCTTTTAACTAGCAACAGGAACCGACCAAAATGAAAATCACAAAAGAAACAGTTCAAATTCTACGCACCGAAATAAACGCAATGTTGCAAAATCTTGGCGCTTTGCCTTGCCTGCAGCATTTAGAAGGCTTGGACATATCCGCAGGGCATTGCAGCTTTGATCAAGATCAAGCAGATTTTAAACTATCGATCAAAATCAAAGGGGCCAAAAGCCAAAGCCAAAAGGCCCTTGATCTGTATGCCGATCACTATGGTCTAGACGTTTCAAAGATAGCAAAAGAACAAGGCAAAAGCTTTGCCCTTATTGGCTATAATTACAAGGCCAGTAAATACCCGTTTGAAGTTCAAGATTTAGCAACGGGCAAGGAATACAAAATAAGCCTTGACCATGCAAAAAGCCTTTTCGCAAAGGCGGTGCAAAATGCGTGATCTTGTCTTATCGCTTTATGATTTTACGGGGGTTGCGCTAAAGCCTTGGGTCAAGGCAGGCTATGGGGGCATTGCCTTCGATATACAGCACGAAGGCGCATCTTGTGATCATTATCAAAACGGGGGTTTTATGGTAAAAGCAAAGCTTGATCTTTATAGCCCCGAAACGCTGCAAGATATTGCTGCAGAATATGCGGGGCGGGTTGCTTTTGTTTTAGGCTTCCCGCCTTGCACCGATCTTGCTGTATCAGGGGCTGCGCATTTCGCAAAGAAAAGGGCAAAAGATCCCGCTTTTCAAGATAAGGCTGCAGGGCATTGCAAAGCCATCGCAGATCTTGCTGAAAAGCTTGATTGCCCCTTTATGATAGAAAACCCCGTAAGCGTATTATCTACATTATGGCGCAAGCCCGATCATACGTTTCACCCGTATGAATTCGGGGGCTATATTCAAGACCAAGACGCAATCCATCCGCAATGGCCTGAACATATCCCGCCCCGTGATGCCTATAGCAAAAAGACTTGTCTTTGGACGGGGGGCGGTTTTGCTATGCCTGCCCGAATGCCTGTTAATTGCGAAAGCTTTGGGGCTTCAAGACAGCATCGCTTGCTTGGGGGCAAAAGCTTGAAGACCAAGAATATCAGAAGCGCAACGCCTAGGGGCTTTGCCCAAGCGGTGTTTGAAGCAAATGAACCAGCAATAAAATTTAACCAAGCCATAAATGAAATACAGGCTGCAGAATAAACCCCAAGCCAAAACCAAAAGATTGAAGCCCTGCTATTAATTTAGCGGGGCTTTTGCTTTGGGGTATAATAAAGGGCGGCAATAGAGGGCGAAATAAAGCCCATAGAGAAGGTAAAATTATAGACGGGCTAGGGATAGCAGAGGAAACCTGGTTAAGGCTATTCAACGGGGCTTATATTGGCTGCAAGAGCCTATTCGAAAAGACAGGGGCCAAACGATAAATCAAGAAATGAAAAGACAGGGCCGAAACGATACACCGCAAAGCCCCCCGCCTTTGCTTTTTGTTTGCGTCAAAAAGATTGCAGGCCTTTTGCTTGCTTTCCTTGCGCTTGTTTCCTGCAGCAATTTAGAACCCGATACTTTTTACAAATACTTTTTGCAACAATCGCTTTATTTTTAAGGGCTTTCTAAGCTTTGGCCCCATACCTTTTAGGTTTAAGCCCTGCATTTATTATTATTTTATGCAATAAAAACAATGGTTTATCTATAGCTTGCGGATATATGCGAGGGGGGCGAGCGCCAGTGGGGGGTGTACCCGTACCGTATACCGCTTCTACCTATTTTTGGGAAATCGTAATAGTAAACCTGCCCGATAATAGGCCCTATGCAGGACTTTCGTTCTGTTTTCGTCAACGCAGTATAATGGTTTTGGGAAATTGTTCCTGTATTATGTAAAATGCTATTGACTCAGTTATGCCACTTAGTTATATATCAATCACAGGCTGTATTGCAGGCTGTTATTAACTGAGAGTATATTATGAGTGAGTTTGGCTCTGATATTACGCTGGATATCCCAATTCATGTAGATCACGACTTTGATATAGATGCTGATGGCATTTGTTATCTTGCTACGTTTATCTATGTGGGTGATGGCGATGAGGCTACTGAGACTAAGGTAGATCTTGAAGGCGTTACTGAAGAATTGAGTGAGTTTTATGGTGACATTAATGGTTACCAGAAGCTGTATAGTATTGCCCATGAGTTTACCCGATTAGCTGAGAGGCTACGGGCTACGGCAGGGCGCATAGAGGACAGCACTGAAGCTGTAGATGATCTCTTCAACATTCCTGATGAGTGATATTCAGGAGATTGATGGGGAACTGTGGTACTATAGCCCGTCTGGTTACAGGCAAAGATTAGATACCCATACTAAGAAAAATACCACCCGCATGTTTGTGGATGGTAAGTATATTCCTCAGTCTCATCCTCTTCATAAGCCTGGTCGTTATAAGAGTTTTAACGATGCTGCATTCTCTAGCTTTGAGAATTTGGCTAAAGTTAAGACAGGATATGTTTATGTATTATCTAATCCTGCTTGGCCTGATTGGGTTAAGGTAGGCATGGCTATTGATGCTGATGATCGCTGTAGTAGCTATCAGACCAGTAGCCCTTATCGGGATTATATTCTGCATTGTGCTGTTGCTACTGATGACAGGCGCAAGGATGAATCTAAAGCACATAAGGCATTAGAGAAGATCTCTGATAACCGTAAGGGTGAATGGTTTAAAATCCCTGTTCAGGTGGCTGTAGATAGCATATCGGGTATTACTAAATAACAAAACTCCCCTTAGTAGAGTGGTGCTATAATATACTTAGCAACACAAACTTAGGAGAGTTGATATGGATTATGTGTTTAACAGCTTGAACGGATTCTGGAAGTCTATCCAGAAGAACCAGCAAAGACGTGCTGATTATTGGATCTTACAGAATATGTCTGACAAACAGTTAAAGGATATGGGTATATCTAGAGGTGAGATTCATAGCCGTATTTATGACTAGCTAGTAGTATTAACCCCCGGCTTACAAGTAAATTATACAGCATTTGTCAGAAAAGTCAATCCTAATAATGCCACTGAATTAAGTGGTTGACCTAATCATAGCCCTGATGTTATAATAAAAGATATCAGGGCAGAAATGGCCCTATGATAAATCTCATATATATTCGTGCAGCTATTCGTGAGCGTACAGGCAAGGAGTTATCTCTGGAAGCTGTGCGTGACCTTCTTTTAGAGGAAGGTCTGATCACCAAGAAGCAGGCTCAGAATAGAGATCTAATCTTCAGGGGTTATGCGGAATACTTTGAAACTGAAGAAGCCGCTGCCCGTGTAGAAGATCCTAATCCATTTATTATCAGGGAAATAAAACATGAAGATGACTAAAGCAAAGTGTGGTGCGTCTAATCCCCCTGCGGGCAAGTCAGCCAAAGTTAAGATGATGGGCGGTGGCATGGCTATGAAGAAGAAGCCTGGCTACAGCTAC